GAAAGTTTATATAATCACTGGGAACATAATACAGAAAGAAAAAAGAAAGCATCAAATAGAATGATAGGAAAAAATAATCCAAATTATGGAAAAATCTCTGTAAATGCAAGAAGGATTTTATTTGAAAATACAGAATATCCTTCATTAGCAGAAGCACACAGGGATACTGGAAGAAGTGTTCAATATATTAAGAAAAATGGAATGCACACATGAGTGATAATTATATTTGGTGTGAAAAATACCGACCAAAAACAATAGACGAATGCGTCCTCCCCGAAGGCATCAAGACCACCTTTCAGCAGATGGTAGATGCAGGAGAAGCACAGAACCTCCTCTTATCAGGAAGTGCAGGTTGCGGAAAGACCACCATTGCGAAAGCACTTTGTAACGAACTCGATACAGATTATATTATGATAAACTGCTCCGAAGACGGAAACATTGATACTCTCCGAACGAAGATACGGAGTTTTGCTAGTACCGTTTCGATTACGGGTGGAAAGAAGATTGTTATTCTCGATGAATTCGATTATAGTAATGCACAATCTACCCAACCTGCACTTCGTGGTTTCATTGAGGAATTTAGTGATAATTGCCGATTTATTCTTACTTGCAATTTTAAGAATAGGATAATCGAACCATTGCATTCCCGATGCACCACAATCAATTTTTCTGTTCCAAAGAAAGAGAAACCAAAACTGGCATCTCAATTCATGGATAGAGTGAAATATGTTCTCGATGAAGAAGGTATTACATACGAAGAAAAGGTTCTAGCACAATTAATATTGAAGCATTTCCCAGATTTCCGAAGAGTTTTAAATGAATTACAACGATATTCTATTGGTGGTACAATTGATGTGGGAATTTTAAGTCAAATTGGTGAGATACATATTAAAGACTTGGTGAGTCATATGAAGAGTAAAGACTTCACTAGTGCAAGAAAGTGGGCAGTGGAGAATCTAGACAATTCTCCGTCAGAATTGTTTAGGAAAGTTTATGATGGTTTATATGATTATCTTACACCATCTTCAATCCCTCAAGCAGTTTTGATTTTAGCGGAATATCAATATAAGTCTGCATTCGTGGCAGACCAAGAAATTAATTTAGTGGCATGTATTGTAGAACTTATGATGGGATGTGAATACAAATGACAAAATTATTAGCACAAGGTGATTACCTAATTTTAGAAAAGGTAGATTACGAAAAAGAAGAAGTAACTGAAAGTGGTCTGATTATTAAAAAAAGTCAAGTACTTGACAGTACAAGTGTAGAATCAAAGATTGTTTCTATGGGAAGAGGTATTCCTGATGATTCTGGAAGTATACCAGAAGTGGATTACGATGTAGGAAGTATTGTTCTTTATGATGCTCCTTCTAGAATAGGAACACATGCAGGGTTTGAGATAATTAGACGAGGACATGTACTTGCCGTGGTTCTTGAAGATGAAACTGAGTGAGTATCTTAATGCAATAAACCATACCAAAGAACCTCTGATGAATACAGAGGATGAACAGGTAGAAAAGAAATATGCACCCTTTGTTGTGAATAGGTGTTTATCTTATTTTATAGATACTATTCTCCATGTAAATCAAATAAACGAATTTCCAAATACGGATAAAAAGATGCAATTTGATTATCTTCAAAATGCATTGAGGAAACGAAAAAGATTTAGTAAGTGGCAAAAAAAGCAAATTATTGAAAATCTAGAAATAGTAAAGAATTATTATGGATACTCAGACCAAAAAGCAACAGAAATTATTGACTTATTAAGCGATGAAAATATAGAAGAAATGAGAATTTACCTCTCTGGTGGTGGTATAAATCCATAATTTGATATATATTTACAAATCATAACAAGTGATTAAAACAGGAATAACAAATTATGGAACAAGAAGACATTTTTAATGGATTAGGAGTTGAAATAACCCTGAAATCCGATGATGATTTTCTAAAAGTCAGAGAAACTTTGACCAGAATGGGAATATCTTCAAGAAAAGAAAATAAATTATATCAATCTTGCCATATTCTTCACAAAAGAGGAAGATATGCAATTATGCATTTTAAAGAACTTTTTGAGATGGATGGGTTAGAATCCAACATATCGGATGAAGATATAGGCAGAAGAAATGCAATATCAAATCTTTTAGAAGAATGGGAATTATTAAAAATAATAGAACCTATAGAAGAAGATGAACCCGTTGTAGATGTAAGAAAGATAAAAATCATTTCACATAAAGACAAAGATGATTGGGAATTGATACCTAAATATCATATAGGAAATAGTTAAAATGAGGTTATATTATGAAAACAATGTTGATAAGTTTCTACAGTGATATAGAAGATAAAACTTACTATTCAGACAATGCAAATCGATTGCGAAAAGAATGTAAATCTTTAGGTATACAGTGCAGTATTCAGCACAAGGAATCTCTTGGGTCTTATCAATTGAACTGCCTTAGTAAACCACAATTTATTTTAGATATGTTGGAAAGATTCAATAAGCCATTGTTGTGGATGGATGTGGACAGTAAATTACATAAACCTTTAGATATTTATGATACATTTGACCAAGAAGTTGATATGGTTATTGCAACTGCTGATGGTGGAATGCGAGGAATGAAAGCATCACCAATTTATTTTGGCAATACTAAAAATGCAAAGAAGTTTATTGAAGCATGGATACAAACAACAAAAGATATTCAAGAAAAAGAAATAGGAATATTCGACCACGAACCTCTGTTCAGTCTTATTCCTATGTTTGCAAATGATATGAATATCAAAATAGTTGGACCAGAATATTGTACTTGGCCGGGACACACAAACGAAAACACAATAGTTACTATGGGACTTGCTGACTCTGAAACAAAGAAAGAATCTTTGAGAAATTTGGGTATGTCAGAAGAGTTAATAGAATGGCAATCACCAGGAGATACATTATGAAAACAAAATTTATTAGTTTTTATTCAGATAGAACCGGCACCAATTATTATTCTACAATGAATGGATTATTAAAATCCCGTCTTGACGAACTTGGTGCAACATACCATATAGAAGAGTTACCATCAAAAGACCACTATATGCTTAATTGTTTAATGAAACCTCAGTTCATTTTGGATTGTATAAAGAAATTAGATGAACCACTGATTTGGATAGATATCGATTGCAAAATCAATAAATTACCAGAAGAATTTGATTCTGTTGACACAGATATTGCATGTTCTTTGAGAGAACACGACTTTAAAACACCACATAGTGCTATACTGTATTTTAATAATACAGAAAAATCTATTTTGTTTTTGGAAGATTGGATAAAAAGATGTGAAGATGTAAAAGAAGAGGCAGAACAAGGAACATATACAGGTGGGGATCATCATCTACTAATAGAAACGATGATGGAAAATAAAAACAATGCCACAATTACATCATTCCCACCCACACTGTGTTCGGTAAATGGAATCGACTCTAAAATCAATATAGGATTATCATTAGACCTATTGTATGATTCTAGATTTAAAATAGAAGATAAAAAATTACAAGCATTATATCCACCATTTAGTTTAGAACACGGCTCTTCATGTGCCAAATTAAAACCTAAACAGTTTACATGGACGGATGAAGAACACGATATTCAAGTATTCATAGATAACGGAATGCTTACGATTCCAAAATATCTAAAAAAAGAAGGAACATTTAGATTCGGTTGGTTGTGTGAATCTAGAGCAATTGTTCCAGAATTATACAATGCACTTAAATCTGGTTCAGATTTGTTCTTTGAACATTTTGATGCAATTTTTACTTGTGATGATTATTTGTTAAGTTTAGATGATAGATTTAAATTTGCTTTATCAGGAAGTAATCTTCCTTGGACACCATTAGATTCAACATGGTTTCCTGAACTTCATAACAAAACAAAAATGTGTTCCCTTTTAGCATCACCTAAATTGATGACGGAAGGACATAAACTAAGACACGAAACGGCAGACAAACTAAAGGATAGTGTTGATGTTTTTGGTGGAGTAGGTGGTTCAAAGAAAGTAGGTACAACAGGAGTTGCATCTGCCGGACATCCCACAAAAGAAGAAGCGTTACGGGATTATATGTTTTCAATTACTATTGAGAATGATTCATATAACAATTACTTTACAGAAAAAATAACAGATTGTTTTGCAAATGGAACAATTCCCGTTTATTGGGGATGTCCAAATATAGGTGATTATTTTAATAAAGATGGGATAGTAATATTAGATGATGATTTTGACATTAATAGTTTGACAAAAGAACTATATGATGGTAAAATAGATGCCATGAAAGAAAATTATAAGTTGGTTTGTAATATGAAAAACGCAGATGATATATTATTTGAACATATTGAAACATTTATAAAGGATAAAAAATGATAGATTCTAATTTAATTATTGCAGGTGCTGTGAGAAATGTTGAACCTTACATAGACCGAATATTTGAAAATATAGACCAAATTTCAAAGTTATTTTCAAAAGTAAAAATTATATTGGTCGAATCTGATTCAAACGATAATACATTAAACAAGATAAACGGATATAAATCAACTCATCCAAATCTAGAAGTTATTTCTTTGGGAAGTTTAGCATCAAAACACCCTTCATATTTAATAAGGTGTAATAGAATTGCGGCCGCAAGAAATGTATTTTTTGAAATTGCCGAGAATTTGAAAGATGAATACCAACATCTTTTGGTAATTGATATGGATGATATTTGTGCTCATAAAATTAAAGATGAAGCAATACTTTCAAATTTTGAATATGATAATTGGGACATGATAACAGCGAATCAATCTGACATATATTACGACATATGGGGATTAAGACATGATGATTGGATGCCATATGATTGTTGGGAAATGGTTGAAAATAGACCTTCGTTTATTTCTCGTGATGATGCAATAAATATTCATGTTCGTTCCAGACAAATTCATATAGATGAAAATCATCCTTTAATAAAAGTTAAATCATCCTTTGGTGGTATGGGATTTATAAAAATTGAT